GTTTAAAGAACCCACCAAACACTCCAAGTGGTAAGTGGAGAGACGGCAAGCGCCTTCTAGACCCAGCTTTTAACGTACAGGCTGCGTGGGCTATCTCTAATCAAGGAAGTAACTGGCAACCATGGTCTGCGTACAACAACGGCTCATTTGCTAAATATCTAGATGATGCTCAAGCTACCGCTAGAAAAGCTGGTATCAAAGTAGGTTTCTATGGTGCAGAACGTACTGAAGAGGGCTTGACCTATACGCACAAAGACGAAGTTCTTATGACTAAGATGGAAGCAGACCGCATTAGAAATCGCCCGACAAGTGGCGGTGGAGGTTGTGTAACTGTAAACATGAATGTCAATATTGCTCAAGCTGGTATCGGAGAAGTACAGGTACTTCTACAGCGCTTTAAATCAGCTTTGGAACAAGATAAAGTTATTCAACAGATAGGAAGTTACTAATGGCTATTAAGTATTGGGCAGAAGTAACTCGAGTAACTCCAGAACCAGCTAGTGTTCAAACAGAGACGCTAGTAGGATATGAAGTACGAGTATTTGAAATAGATGGGGACGCCAGTACAGAGCGTCAGTTACGTGCTCCTTCTGTTTTTGGAACAGGCTATCAATACGCTGCCGTAGTACGTCTAGACCCAGCTAATGATATTGTAGAAGGCGACGTCGTAACTAAAGATGATACTGAATACGCTGCTTCTAATGGAGATACTTCTGGAGACGTATTCTATTTTACGGTAAAGACTAGCAAACCGCAGACCTATACGCCTTCTTTGACTATTGTAGTTGTGCAGCAAAGTTTTACAACTATTCCGTGGTTGGGCAATTTTACTTCAAGACCAATCCGTGCTGCAAATAAAACAAAAATTAAAGACTTTGACGGAACTACGTATACGCAATCTGTTACTGGATATTTGACCCTAACTATTGACGTTCCTAGACAGAGCACCACTAAAGACTGGGGAGTAATTAGTAGGGGTCCGGGGGGATATAAGTGGCAAACCGTAAAGGTACCTAGCGTTATCTTTACAAAGCGTGTGCCAAAAACTGCAGTTCCTACCGGAGTTTTTGATGGGGCCGCCGACGTTGAAAAGTTTGTATCAGACGTCTGTAATAAACGGTTTGTTGGAATTAAGACTAGATATCGTTATTGGGACGCAAAAGCTAGAAAAGCTATTACAAATCTTCCACAGCAAACTCTTGCTACTAAACAAGTTCAATACTACATTGCTGCAATTTCAGAAGCAGATGTTAAAGCCTACCCTACAGCAGATTTTGATGATCATTTAGCTGCGGGAAGAGTAAGAACTAACGTTTGGCAATCAGCTGGTTGGGATTGGGTAGCCACAGGAAAGGCGTATGTTGAGCCAAGTACCAAAGCTACTATTACCGCTCAGTCATATAGAAACGAAGCGATTGCTTATCGTAAAAAATTGGAAGCTACCGACTGCAGTAAGGCTTCTGGAATAACTCCAGGAACTACGCCGCCTCCACCCCCTAATACAACTACTACAACTACACTAAAGTCAGCTGAAACATTTAATCCGCCACCACACATCATGACTCGTCATTTTTCCCCAATAGCTTGGGGAGGAACAGACTCCTATGATGATGGCAATTCCTACAATCAACTGGGAATGTTTTATCAAGATCCTGACTTAGTATCCAACACCGCAAAGGTTTACGACACCAAGGTACAAAAATTTTGGGGATTTAGATTTATATTTAACCCTACTTTTTATAACTACCAAATGTCTCAAACTAACAACGTTGACTGGGGAAGAAAGAACGAGAATAACGCAGTCTTGATTACTGGTGGTGGCACTATCTCTTTGCGTCTTGTACTAGACCGTGTTGCGGATATGAACACCGTTCGTAGATGGGTTATGGATGGAAGAGCGGCCACTATTGGTGCACCTAACTACCCTATCAATTTAACTCCAGAGCAGTGTGAAGGACTACTACGACGTGGAACTGAATACGATATGGAGTACATGTTCCGCGTGTTTAACGGTAACCCTGAAAAAGCACCTCTACTAGGAAACCCAGTCGGTAACCTAGAGATGGCTACCGCTAACCTGGGCTTTGTTACTTCACTACCGTTTATCTTTAAGTTAAACGATCAACTAAGATATAAAGTAATTCTTTCTAGTCTTACGGTACAACACGACTTATTTACTAAAGAGATGATTCCTATCAGAAGTTTGGTAGACCTTACTCTTGAGCGTATTCCAGACTTCTACTATGACAAGTCTAAGTACCTTAGCATTGACTCTAAGACTAAACTTATTCAGACGCTACCAGCGTCTACTACAGCGAGTGGTTCTTCTAGCACCCCTAGAAGAGTTCCTCCTAGAGGGGCAGTAGGTATTGAGTAATGGCCGTATTTAGATCTTCTCGTTATTACACCGGAGATGCTCAGCAAATAAAAAATAAAACTACCGGGCTGTTTAACTGGACCGTATACAGAGACTTTCCTGGGGCAACTCAGATTAGTTATATTGACTATACGTGGGTAGACGGAGACCGCATTGATTATTTAGCTGATGTGTTCCTTGGTAATGGAACCCTTTGGTGGAGAATAATGGACATAAACCCTACTATTCAGGATCCCTTCTCTATCAAAGAGGGAACCGTAATACGAATTCCTAGGAGCTAGCCGTGGCAACTTTAAGTAAAAACTTACGAGCTAATCTACCTATTGAACGTCCACACAGTAGGTCCGTTTCTTTTACAAAAAGCCCTGACTTTGCGCTTACCCTAGTAAGCGCAAAATTAACTCAGGAGTTGGATGCTCACGAAGTGTTAACTCTACGTTTTGCTGGAAGAGTAAACAGTGGTGAAGGCACCGTTGTTTCTGGGGATCCGGTTGAGTTTAAATGGACCAGTGGAATAAATGAAAATACCTTTATTGGATATGTGCACAGCATTAAGCCTACTACAATTGAGGATAATGAAACAGAAATTTATTGCGTATCGCCGTCATACTTGTTAAAAAATACAGATCAAAAGATATACAAAAACATTACGGCAGATGCTGTTGTGTCTAAAATTGCTTCTAAGTACGGCTTAAAAGCAGTAACTCAACGACACCCAAGAGTGTTCTCAGCAGTAACGCAGGCTGGACAAAGTGATTGGCAGCTTCTGCGTACTTTGGCCAATCAAACGGGGTTTGCTTTAAAGACTGAAAAAACAACCGTATACTTTATGTCTAAAGATAAACTGTCTTCATCTAGCAAAGCTTCAGCTCCGTACTTTTATAGTGAAAATATAAAGCCTTTGTCTAGGGTGGCATCTCAGTTTGGAACTATCTACAGCTTTAAGCCCATGATTTCTGATGAAGCTCCAGACATGCTGGGCGCAACTGTAGATCGTGTGGTCACAGGCATCCATCAAGTAACCAGTGCTCCTATAAGCACTACTCACAGCTCTAAACCTGGTTCTAAACAAACCCTAGGTGTTGTTGTTCCAAGTAAAGCCTATTTAGATGGAGAGATCTGATGGCCGCAACCCATTCCTCTTCAACAAATAAGGCAACTTTTATACGACACCTGCCTTTTGAGAGCGCTACCAGTTTAGCTGACGCTAAGTATATTGCTACAGATAGAGCGGAAACTTACAGATATAAATACCGCGGAGTTGCGGTACTTGCAGGGGATGCTGGAGTAAAAGTAGGACAGCTAATCTATTTAGATGGGTTAGAACAAGGAATGTCTGGGTATTGGACAGTACTTCGAGTAGATCATTTGTTTGGAAGCGGTAACGCCTCCTATCAGTTAGAAGTACTCGTAGGTACCGATAAACTAGGGGATGTGTCAAGCAATGTTGGTACAGATACAGAAGTTAGAGACTTTGCAGCAGAGCTAGCTGAACAGTCTTTGGATCCTGCCGAATCTGCTCTAGCCGATTACTCTTTTGGTGTAAACGCTGGGTCTGTAGAGTCGTCAGTATCTTACGCTCCATCAAGCAAGGTGGTTGCCCCAGCATATGCCCCGGCAGCACCTACAGCTTACGAACCAGATATCTACAAAAATGAAGTACCTAACTTTGCAAGTGTTAAACGTACTACAACATGGGCGGCAAAATAATGGCGATACCTCACGATACAGAGTACATGCTCGATCCTCAAGGAAGACCCAGATTCTTTGGGCTATATGAGGGCACAGTGGTTGATATAAACGACCCACTAAAGAAAAATAGAATAAAGCTTTCGGTTACAGTTACCGGAAAAGAAACCAGCAACTGGGCTAGAGCTTTGTTGCCTATTACCGCTAACTCAAACCACCCAGACCATCAAGAGCACCTTGCTGCAGATATTGCTGCTCTGCTTACAACTACCTCTACAACCGTAACCTCGGGGGCAGCTTCCGCAGGTACAGCCCATACCCATTCGGTAACTGTTCCTGCGCTTACAGTGGTGGCAAAGGCGGGGGCTGGTACCCTAAAGCATCCACATAAAACTGCAGCGAATACCACTAAAAAGTGGAATGACGCAACAGACGCGACAGCTACAGAAGAGCATACTCTTCACAGATTACTCCCTAAAAAGGGACAAAAAGTCTGGGTGATGTTTGTTGCGGGATTAGTAAACGAGCCAGTATGGGTAGGAGTACAGGAGCCTAAATGAAAGCAATCTCATTTCCGTTTACTCTCGATCCTTTTGGTGTCGTAGAGACTACAAGCAGTCAAACTAAAATATATCAAGATAGGGTTTTAACCCTTCTGTCTACTGCAGTCGGAGAACGCCCAATGAGGCCTACTTACGGGACTGATGTAGCCCGAGCTATGTTTGAGAATCAAAATGATGCTAAGAAAGCTATTGACCAAGCTATTCGTTCTGCAATAGATACTTGGATACCAGAAGTTGAAGTGGACGCTGTAAATGTTAACACTTTTGACGATTCTGGAAAAGTCGGCGTAACAGTAAACGTAGTTTTACCTGATTTTACGTCAACAACAGTTAACGTTTTAAGCACAACCCTAAATCCAAACGGATCTACTACGAGGTGATGAAAAATGGCTAATGAAGTTCCTTCCCAAATAGACTATACGTCTAGAGACTATTACTCGTTAATAACTGACCTTACAAACCTCGTAAACGTCAGAACTGACGCAGACTGGAACGCGGATGATCCTAATGATCTAGGTACAGTTATTCTAGAGTCGTTTGCTTACATGGGCGACGTCATGTCTTACTATATTGATAGAGTAGCTAATGAGCTTTCTATTGATACCGCAGCACGTAGAAAAACTCTTGTAGATATAGGAAAGCTATTTGGTTACAGAGTATCTGGACCAACACCAGCTACCGTATCTGTGCGCTTTGAAAACATAAGCGATAGCCCTATTGACATTCCGGTAGGAACGCAGGTTCTTGCTACCCTTCTTTACGGAAACTACACTGAAGTTTATTTTGAAACTATTCAGAGCGCAGTACAGCTAGCTGCTGGAGACAACATTACTCTACTAGCTAGAGAAGGAAAGACAGTAAATACAGATCGTCCTGACTTAATTAGCGCAACTACAAATAAGCCTCTTCCAGTTAACTTAGGCACTTCAGCAGGAACAGCAGATCAATTTTTTGAGTTAACTGATCTAAACGTAGTAGACACTTCTATTGTTGTGTACGTTGGTCAAGGAGAAGCTTTTGCTCCATGGACCTTCGTAGATGCTTTGTCCGAATTTGGTCCTTCTGCACTAGTATTTACCACTAGCGTAGATGAAAGTGGAAAAACTTCAGTTGTGTTTGGAGATGGTGTAAACGGCTCTATTCCTCCTTACGGTCAGGTTATCAGTGCTTTGTATAAGGTATCCGTAGGTTCTGCTGGAAATCTTGCACCAAACACTATTGAAGAAGTTACTTTTATCCCAGGAAACAACGTACCGGAAGTTGTGGGTTATCTTTCAGTTACCAACCCCGCTGCAAGTTATGGCGGTGCTGATGGAGACGACAACACTCAGATTAGAGCAAAAGTAAAAAACGCTATCTCTGCTCAAAGACGTGCGGTAACACTTTCCGACTATGAAGCGTTAGCTAGTTTAGTGCCGCAAGTAGGTAAGGTAAAGGCTGCGTCTACAGTTTATACCTCAGTAAATCTGTATCTTCAGACTCAAAATGATGGCTCTGTTACTCCGGGAATCGTTAGCGGATCCCCTACAGCTACTTGGACTGCAGTATCAA